GTAGGATTGCTATTGCTGGTGAAGTTGCAATTGCAAGGAATACAAACTTATCAGCTCTTTTGGTAATCATATTAATTGTTTCTGGGATTTGTTCTTCGGGAATGTGTTCTAATACATCAGTAGAGAATACACCATCGAAAGGGCCATCTGGTAATGTTTCAAACTCTGGTACTGCTGGGTCATACAGAGTTGGCATAATACCCATATCTTCGTGGTGTTTCCATTTAGAATATTGTTGACCTTTACCACAACCAAAGTCTAATAGAGTTTCTGGTTTCATATCTTTTATCAAATCTAAAATATGTTGTAGTTGCGGTTTAAGATTGTTGCCGGGATAATTGGTATTTTGGTCTGCGTGAAATTGTTTATACTGATCTATCCAATCATTGTTGTCCATTATATATCCTCAAATGTTCTTGTAACATCTTTGAGCTTCCTATTCTAACATTGATAATACCATTATAGTATTCATCAGTTTCTAGAACCCTTCTGTCAAATTGTTCTTTTGCTTCTAAGTAACTTAATATTCCTCTACTTGAACAATAATGTAAAATTTCTCTGGTAAATTTATCTTCACCAAACGATATAACATCAGCGTTCAAGTGTTCAGAAGAACCCCAATAATCTCTCCAATCACTTTCTTTTGTTGAGCGTCTTTTATTTGTTCTGCCTTTAAGTGGTGGTCTAGTAACTTTAAACCTTGCGAGTTTCTTACCAATATACTTTCTGTTGTTAGCAAGATTAGTTATGAGATAAACAAATCCCTCGCAATCATCTGGTAGTTGTTCTACTATCTTTCCTTGATGTGTCCACTTTGTCGGAATTGTCATCAATTCCATTGCTTTTTTCATTATCACATTTCCCAAATATAGAATCCCAATTCTTATCAAATTGTTCTATATTATTTATGGGTCTTTGCATACTACCTTTTCCACCATAATCTCTACCAGATATCATTCTCATCATCCTCTACTTCTTCTATAAATTCAAATGTTTCGTCAAGCTCATATCCACAAAATGAACAAAAAGTTACTTTGTATAGTCGGGGCTCCATGTTGTGTTTTACATGGTATTCTGCTTCACAAGATTCACACACGATAAGTTTCACAACTGTTTTACCCCTATGTTACAGGAATTTAAAAATTCTATTCCATCAGTTTTTCTGTAAACTTCTCTATAATATACATTTTTTATTCCAGAACCATAGATTAACTTTGAACAACTCATACATGGTGCATGTGTTATATATATGTCAGAATCTAAACCACTTTCTATTGATCTAGCAAGTTTACTTATCGCATTAGCTTCAGCATGTATTACCTCTGGTTTTGTAATTCCTGCTGGAAATCCTATATCATGTTGTGGAAAGATTACTTCACAAGCATTATCCCAACCCGAAGGTGTACCATTATACCCAATAGAAATGATACGATTATCTTTTACAATAATCGCACCTACTTTTAATTTATTGGCTGTAGATAACTTGGCAAAGGTTTCTGCGGTAATCATGTAAGCGTTTTGCCATTTGTTCATTAAGCGGCACACCCCTGACCATCTAAACCACAAACTTCACCTTCGGGAGTATTTTCTACCCAACCCCAATCACCTTCCATACCATTTACAGAATATTCAGTAACCCTTTTTTCAAAGAAGTTGTCGTGTGATGCACCATTCAATACCCAATCTAGCCATGGCATTGGATTGTCTTTTACTTTAAATTTAGGTTTCATACCCAATTGTAATAGTCTACGATCAGCAATATGACGAATGTATTGTTTGACATCTTTTTCAGTAATACCTTCTTGGTCGTGACCACTAAATGCTAACTTAATAAATTTATCTTCTAGTTTAACAGCGTTAGTTGCCATTTCATAAACTTTAGACTTCAACTCATCATTTACAATGCGTGGGTGTTCTTCTACGAACTCACGAAACAACTTAGCATTACCTTGAACATGCATAGTTTCATCACGAATAGACCACTCAACAATAGTACCCATACCTTTCATTTTACCGAAACGCTGGAAGTTTAGTAACATAACGAACGATGCAAATAAGGACATACCTTCATTAAATACTGACTGTGCAAGTATTAATGCTAGTCCAGTGTGGCTATTAATATTGCCTTCTTTCATAAAGTCTAACTTCTCACTCATCTCTTTGTATTCAAGGAATGTATGAAACTCCTCATCTGGTAATCCTAAAGTGTCATTTAACAAAGCATATGCACGTTGATGAACACCCTCACGATTAGCGAATGATGAAAGCATATTGCGAATCTCATTGTTCTTAAATTTTGGAATCAACAGCTCATGATAGTTCTCACCTACTTGTACGTCTGATTGTGTGAACAAACGTAGAATTTGTGTTATAAACTCTTTCTCACTTTCGTTTAACTTGGTCTTCCAATCTTGTACGTCTTCAGATAGTTCTGACTCATCTTCAGTCCAATGAATCTCTTCATGCTTTTTAGTCATCTCTACTGCCCATGGGTATCCGAAGGGTTTATATGCTTTGCTGTATTCTAATAATCCTGACATGTGTTCTCCTATTTTAGTTTTATTTCTAACCATTACAACACAAACATTAACCAGAGCAAGCTACACATTCATCATCGTCATCATTGCTCTGTTCTATTGGTTTATTTAAAAATTCCATCAATTCTGCATATCCACCAACATATTCACCATCAATATATACTTGTGGTACAGATTTTACATCCTTACGACCTGTTACTTCTGCCGCAGTTTTGCCTATTTCTTTTAAATCAATTTTATCAAATGGAATACCTCGTAATCTTAGTTCTTCCATAGCCATAGAACAAAATGGACAATCTGTTTTTGAATAAACAATACTACGCATATCACCTTGAAGTACAACTCTTTCTACTTTCTCAGATACATTTTCAGCACGTTGTTTTGCTTCTGTGCGAAGATAATACAAACCTTTCAATCCTTCTTTCCACGCACGAAGGTGTACTTGATTTACATAAGATTTAGGCGCACCAGCTGGGAAAAACAGATTGACAGACTGACCTTGACAGATATACTTCTGTCTATCAGCTGCGTGTTGTACTACCCAATTTTGATCTAACTCATCAGCAGTTTTGAAAACAGATTTTTCTCCTTCAGTGAGAAATGGTAGATGTTGTACAGAACCTTTCTTAGTGATAATAGAAGTCCAATTTACATCGTTGTTTTCATCTTTCTGTATCAATAATGATTCGAGGTATTTATTCTTTACTAAAAATGACCCTGCTCTTGTGCGATGTGTATATGCATTAGCCTTTAATGGTTCAATAGACGGACTAGTCGAAAGTATTACACCACTTGATGCATTAGGTGCAATAGCAAGAAGATGTGAATTTCGTCTACCTGAATTTGGCCCATCTGGATATGCACCACGTTCTAATGCTAAACGCTCTGTTTCTTCAACAGCTTGAGTCTTAATTTGATTAAATACAGCATCATTAATCTCTTTTGCTTTATCAGATTCCCACGCAACACCATGTTTTTGTAAAAGACTATGAAAACCCATTGCCCCTAGTCCGATTGACCTTTCTCTGCTCGCACTAAACTTAGCACGTTCAATTGTATCTGGAGCATTTTCAATAAAATAATTCAAAACATTATCAAGCATACGAACCAAATCAGCAACAATCGGAGTATCTTTCCAATCATCATAGTATTCAAGATTTAGTGATGACAGACAACAAACAGCTGTGCGTTCTGCACTAGTCGGTAAGTGAATCTCATTACATAAATTAGACCCATTGATTTTTAAACCTAAGTCTTTTAGTGGTTGTGGTAAATCACGATTAGCAGTATCAATAAAGTTTAAATAGGGTTCACCTGTTCTGAACCTTATTTCAAGTATTCTTTCCCAAAGTTTTCTTGCATTTACTGTTTCTTTAACACTACCATCTTTAGGGTCGCGTAAATCAAAACCTATTCCCTCAGTAATTGCGTTCATAAACTCATCAGTAACATTGATAGCATTATGTAAGTTAAGTGCTTTTCGTTGCACATCACCTGTGGGAATACGCATATTTAAGAACTCAATAATATCAGGGTGAGATATATCAATATATGCCGCATACGAACCCTTGCGTGTCTTACCTTGACGATATGCAATCATATCAGCGTCTACTGTGTGTAAGAAAGGCATTGGGCCAGGCGCTATGTCTGATACTGTACGAACATCAGACCAATGACCACCAACACCACCACCATAAACTGATAACCAACGCAACTCAGATGTATGACTAATAAGACCTTCTAAAGTATCAGGAACATACGATAAGAAACAAGATATCGGTTGTCCTTTACCTTTTTTAGATCCATTGGGTGCGTTTGATAATACTGGACTAGCAAACATAAACCATTTATTAGAAACATAATTATATAATCGTTGTGCTAGATTTTCATCTAACTCACCTTCATAAGTTGACCATGCAATAGACGCTCTTTTAAATGCCTCTTGTGGTGATGTTTCGTATTCTGTTAAGTAAAAATCTTTTAACATTCCTATAGCATAGGATTCTAGTAATTTGTCTTTTTCTTTATCTAATCTGACTGACATGTCAATCCCCTTTGAATACAATTATCGGGCATTTCGTCTTCTCCATTGTGTAAACTTTATCTTGGCCATGTTGCCTTGATAAGTATTATTGTTAATGATTGTCTGGACTTCATCTTTAGTCAGTCCAGATAATATCATATCGTTTATGTCTTTTTCTTTTAAATCATCAGGCCATAACACTACATTATATCCCGAATAAATGGTCTTTTCTATTTGTTTTAATATTTCAACATTTCGTCTTTCATTATCAAAGATAATAGTTGTATTCTCTACGGGCAAATTACTAAAGTCAGCACCACCGACAGCAACACAGTTGTCCAAAAACATAGAGTCAATGGGCCCTTCGGTTACTTGTATTGGTTTGGTGGTATCCAGCCTGTTGAGGCCGTAGATTTTATCTTTGTCTGGGTCAAGAGTAATAGTAATATACTTAGGTATTTCATTTCCAAACGCTCTCCCTTGAAACGCAAACATTTTATTATTTTCATCAAAGAATGGAATTACCAATCTTGGGTGATCCCCATCTACAGATGAAAATTTATTAGGTATAATACTATTGACCCAAGTGTAAAACTTTGGAGCCAAAAATAACTCATAATGAACCTTAGAAGGAATTTGTCTATTCATCACAAATTTCTTAACAGGGTGGTCATGTCTTAATGACGATACCTTTTTAAGAATTTTTAGTGGTGATGAACCCTTCATAAATTTAGGTTGAGTAAATTTACCGATATCTGGAACTTCTGGTTCATTTGTTTTATATCGTTCCATTATATAGTCATTGTGTAATTTAGGGTCTATGTGCTTCAACAGATTGTTGAAAGATGCTCCAATTCCACAATTATGACATTTATATATAAGATTCAATTCTTTACGAAACACGAACCCACGAGCTTTAGATTGACTTTTTTGAGAGTCACCACAATAAGGACAACGAAAATTATACAGATGATCGCCTGTCTTTTTAAAACGCTGTAATTGTGATGAGAGTATCATCAGATATTTTTGTTCGATATACATGGTGTAATTATAACTCAAATAGTGGAGAAAGTCAACCCCAAATAGGCATCTTTTGCAGAATAAAACCGAATACTATAGAACCACCGATAATCAGCCAACGCCACTTTTCAAGAATACCAACTCGTGAGTTTAGGTCATCTCTAAGTATTTGTTGATTGATTGCATCTTGTTTACTATGTTCTGACATTATATCAGTAAGTTCTTTGTAATTTGTAGTAATACGAGAATGTAGTTCTCTA